TGGACGCCACGCGCTACCTGGTGATGTCGGGCGAACCGCACATGCGGACCCCGCCGCAGCTCCGCCGGCGCTCGGGGTCGAGCGGGGGCGGCGGTGACCACGCGTGGATGGGAGGCTAGCTATGTGGCTCTTGTCATCGTCGAGTGACCGAGCCGCGCTGGACGTCGTGGACGGCACGGGTCCGTTCCAAGGCATGGGTCCGCATTACATACGCGGTGGGTGACGGCTCGTGAGGGTAAGTCTGGTATCGCGCTGTTCGGGATGGACGCCACTGACCACGGCCGACAGCGTCGGTTGTTCCGCCTGATAGGTCGCGCATGAAGGGCCCCACCGCGACACGCCGAGCCTCGAAGCGGCGCCGGCAGCTCATCGCCGACCGTGACGTCTACCGCGCGGTCGATACGCGTGACGGGCACTGCTGTCAGGTCTGCGGCATCTACTGCGGCAACAGCATCCACCGGCACCACATCGTGTTTCGGTCGCTCGGTGGCGAGACCTCGCTCGACAACGTGATCAGTTTATGTGTGAAGCACCACGAGGCGGCGCATGGGCGCGCGCCGAGCGTGGGCCGCATCACGGTGGACGACCTGAAGATGAAACTACTGGTGCTGCCATGACCGATGACCCAGGCGACGTGGACGACCGAGACCTTCCATGGGCGATAGAGCGACTGGACCCGCGCTGTCCATCGTGTGGCCGTAGCCCCATCCCGCCCCCGTTCGCCGTCTACGAGAACGTGGTGAGCCACGCCGTCCCGCTGCGCTCGCAGCTCGACACACGCGTCCGCTGCGTGGACTGCCCGTGGTGTCGTTGTCAGTATCGGGCGATGTTCTATCGACGCCAGCAGCGCATCGGAGTAGACGTGACGACACCATCCGCGTAGAGTAAAGCGCGATGGCCGACCAGTTTGACGACCCAACACTCGACCCGGTGGTGCAGGACGCCATCAACTGCTTCAAGCTGGTGTCCACGGACGCCGAATCGGAACAGCGCCAACGCGAAGACGAAGACCTCGCCTTCGACGCGGGTGACCAGTGGCCCGAGAGTGTGAAGGCGTCGCGGCGTGCGCAGAATATCGGCGGTGTCGATATTCCCCCTCGGCCGATGCTGACGATCCCGAAGCTGGACCAACCGGTGCAGCTCGTGATCAACCAGCAGCGTCGCGCGCATCTGGGCATCACCGTGAGCCCTGAAAACGAAACGGCCAACCCGGAGACCGCCGAGGTCTTACAAGGGATCATTCGGCACATCCAGGCGCATTCGCGCGCGGAAATGGCGCGCAACTGGGCGTTTGAGCGCGGCGTTAAGGCCGGGCGTGGCTACTACAGAATCCTGAAACGTTACGTCGATCAGACCGGCGCTGGCGAACACTGGTCAGACCAGGAGTTGTGTATTCAGCGCATCCTGAATCAGGGTAGCGTCTATCTGGACCCCTACGCGGTGGAGCCGGACTGGTCCGACGGCGAGTGGGGGTTAATCGGCGGGTTCATGCCCGAGAAACGGTTCCGGCAGCGCTGGCCACAGTCCCAACTGACCACGGCGCTCGACGACGATGACTTCGGCTCCAGCGACGGCGACATCGAGCCGAACTGGATGAGTTCGGACATTGAGGGGTATCGCGGCGTCCGCGTGATGGAATTCTTCCGCGTGCAGCACCAGTCGCGCACGCGCGTGTCGTATTTGGAACCCGACGCGAATGGGCAGATGGGGCGCCAGAACGGCTATCTGGACGAGCTCGGCGACGAGTGGTGGACGACAAACAAGGATCGCGTTGATGTGCGCCGCGACGTCGACGAGCGGAAGGTGATGTGGTATACGCTCAACGCGCTCGAAGTGCTCGAACAAGAAGAGTGGGACGGCCGCTACATTCCGATTATTCCCGTGATCGGCCGCGAGCAATACTTCAAAAACCGCCGGCGGTGGGTCGGCATTATTCGCCCGGCGCAGGATGGCCAGCGGTTGTTCAACTACGCGGCGACCGCAGCGGTCGAAGAGAAAGCGCTCGACACGAAAGCGCCATGGATCGGCTACGAGGGCCAATTCAAGGGCCACGAGGAAGCGTGGTCGCAAGCCTCGACACGCAATTTCCCCTACCTGCAGGTCGCGGCGGTGACCATTGGGGGCCAGCCCGCCCCGCTCCCGCAGCGCAACACCGTCGGGTCGAACATCAGCGGCTCACTCGCATTGCTCGAAGCGGCAGACCAGTTTATTAAGTCGGCGACGTTCACCTACGACCCGTCGCTCGGCAATGCGCGTGCGGGGGACAGCGGACGCAAGGTGCTCGCCCTCCAGAATCAAGGCGAAGAAGGCAACTCCAACTACCTCGACAACCTCGTCACTATCTCGATGCCGTTTGAAGCGATGCAGTTGGTCGACCTGATCCCAAAGGTCTATGACCGTCCCGGACGCATCCAGCAGGTGCTCGGCGTCGAAGGCGACGAGAAGGCCGTGATGCTGAACGCGCCGTTTGTCACCGGACCCGATGGCCGACCGCAGGCCGTTGACATGGCGGCGCAGGGGGCCAAGCTCTACGACCTCACGAAGGGCCGTTACACCACGGCCATCACCATTGGGAAGAGCTATAACTCGCGCCTGCTCCATGGCGTGGACGAGATGAATCAGCTGCTTCAGGCCGCGCCGGAGCTGCTCAAGGTCATCGGCGACATCTACTTCAAATTCAGAGACTTTCCCGGCCACACCGAGATCAGTGAGCGCTTCAAGAAGCTACTCCCGCCCGAGCTCGCCGACGAGGAGGGCGGTGAAGACCCTGAACAGCTCAAAGCCCAGCTTGCGCAGCAACAGCAGGCGTTGCAGGAGCTTCAGGGCGCGTTCCAGAACGCCGTGCAGCAGTTGGAGACCAAGCAGGTCGAGGCCGGCGCGAAAGTGCAGAGCGAGCAGGTCAAGGCCGACGCGGCCATGCAGCTCGAACAGATGCGCCAGCAGGGTAACCTGATGCTGGCCGAGATTGACGCGAACCTGAAAGTGCGCCTCGCGCAGGTGCAGGCACAACTAAAGCAGGGTGAGCAAACGCGCCAAATTGCGGCAGACACGGTTACGCGCGAAGACGAACAGCGGCACGACCTTGCGTTATTGGCGTCTGAACACGCCATGAACACGGACGAGGCACGGGTCGCCTACGAGCGCGCGGAAGCCAGCGCGGAAGCCAACGACGACCGAGCCGAGGCGCGCGCCGAGCGAGCTGCCCAGCGCGACACCGAAACGGACGGCAGTTGACGTGACGAGATTATAGTGAGACAGTAATTGACCAAGCGCAGTTCTCTAGCCTTTGGCCGGGCGAACGCGGCATCTCCGAGCCGCTGAGAACACGAGACAACGGAGGGCACACCAGCGGAGGGCGTGCGGCGGTCCTGAGAGACCAGCCGGCACGCCTTTTTTGTTGAGGTGACCCTCCCGCGTCACACCCGGAGCTGGAGCACGAATGGCATTAAACGGGTTGGTTGGGGCCGACGAAGACTTTGAGGGCGGCACGACGCCGCCAAGCGAGCCGCCACCGAGCGAACTGCCGGCGCCTGTCGAAGACGCACCGGCACCGGTCGATGCCGCACCACCCGACGAGGCGAAGGCCGACGAGGCGGCCAACGCCGGCAAGGTGCTGAACGCTCACAAGAAGTCCCTCGCGGGACGGAAAGCGAGCATTCAGGAGGAGATTAACGCGCTGGTGCGGGAACGCGGCACCACGCAGCGCGAGCGAGACGCCATCAGTGCAGAGCTAGTGGACCTGCGCCGGCAGCGTGACGAGCTCAAGGCCGAGATGGCCACCGAGCGACCGCGAGAGCTAGAGGGTCAGGCACGACGGCCGAAGCAGCCAGAGGGATGGGGTCAAATGGACTCCAACGACCCCGAGCCGCAGGAGGCCGACCACGATGACTTCGCGTCGTATGTGCGCGAACAATCCGCGTGGGCCGCTCGCGAAGCGGTGCGCGTGGACCGTTACCACGAGCGATGGTCTCGTGAGCAGCACGACCGTAGCCGCTACGAAATAGAGCGGCAGCAGAAGTTTTCCGAGCGGTATACGAAGTTCGCCGCCGAGAACGCGACGTTTGCGGAGGAGGTCAACCGGGAAGACCTTCTCCTGTCACCGCCGATGGAAGACGTGATCAAGGACTCACCCGTGGGTCCGGCGATGATGCTCTACCTGGCGCGCAATCCCGAGGACGTGGACCGTCTCGCAAGGATGCACCCCGTGCTGACTTACGGCGAGATGAAAAAGATCGAAGCCCGATTAGAGGCCGCACACTCCGGCTCGGCTCAATCGGTATTAGCAGTAAGTAAGGCGAAGCCACCCATTAAGCCGGTGGACGGCGCGCCAGCCATACACGAGACCGAGACCGAGATTCCGAATGACCTCGACATGGACGAACACATTGCGCGCGGCAATGCGCTTGATGCGAGGCGACGGAAAGCAGGCCAGCGCGTCCGGTAGGGCAACCCCCCGTTGAAAACGGGTTTGAGAGCGTAAAGTTATGGCAAACACAATTGCAACTAGCGATTGGGTCTGCAAGGAAGTCGCGCGTGGGTTTACGAACTCCGTCGTGTTCCTTGCGAATGTCAATCGCACGTACGATGATCAATACAAGCAAGCCGGCGCAAAGGTTGGGCAGACCGTCAACGCACGTCTCCCGCAGCGCTTTACCGTCAGCGACGGGCAGGCGATGCAACTGCAAAACCTGTACGACCAGACGGTCCCGATCAGTCTGACCAACCAGAAACACGTCGCCTTCACCTGGTCGTCAAACGAGCAGACCACACAGCTGGACGACGTTCGCGCGCGATACGTCACCCCAGGTGCTGAGGCGCTTGCCAACGCCGCCGACGTGTTGGCGTTCGATAACGTCTACCGCGACATCTACAACAGCGTTGGCACGCCGGGCACCACGCCCAGCTCGAAGCTCACCTACCTCCAGGCCGGCGTCAAGCTGTCCGACGGGGCGGTGCCGCTCAACGGCCGCGTGGCTGTGCTGGACACGCTCGCGATGGCGACCCTAGCCGACAACGTCAGCTCGCTGTTTAATCCGAGCGCGGTGATCGGTGAGGCGTACCGTGAGGGCATGTTCGGGCGCAAGCAGCTTGGCGTGGACGAGTGGTATCAGAGCCAGAATCGTCCGGCGCACACCACCGGCACGTTTACGGCGTCCACCCCGCTCGTCAACGGTGCCAACCAGACCGGCTCGACCCTCGCGACGGATGGCTGGGCCTCTGGCGCCAGCTCGCTGAAGAAAGGCGACATCTTCACCATCGCCGGCGTGTACTCCGTCAACCCGCAGAGCTATCGCTCGACCGGGCGTCTCCAGCAGTTTGTGGTGACGGCCGACACGTCGGACAGCTCGGGCGCGATGGCTACGTTGCCCATTTCGCCGTCCATCATCACCAGCGGTCAACTGCAAACGGTGTCGAACTCGCCGGCGGATAACGCAGTGATTACCGTGTTGGGCGCGACCTCGGCGACGGCTGGCACGCTCGCCACCACGGTGTCACCGCAGTCGTTGCAATTTCATCCTGACGCGTTTGCGTTTGTGATGGCCGACTTGGTTAAGCCTGACGCGGGCTGCACGTCCTCGTTCGCGCGGTCGAAGAAGTATGGCTTCTCGGTCCGCATGGTCGAGCAATATCAGATCGGGACGGATCAGAATCCGAGCCGCCTCGACATTCTCATCGGCGCCGCGACGTTGCAAGCACGTCTCGCCGCTCGGGTGTGGGGGTAAACGCACATGGCTCTGGTTCGCACAACTAATTCCGTTGCTATCGCAGCGGGTGATCAATCCATCACGGTGGCCTCGGCCACCTCTATCGCGGCCGGTCGCATCATCCAGATCGACAACGAACGGATGAAAGTCCGGCAAGATTACACTAGTGGCACCAGCGTTGTGGTGCTGCGTGGGTGGGACGGCACGGCCTCGGCTGCGCACGCCATTACGTCGGGCGTCGTACACGGGGACGCGTCCGACTTCACGACCGCGCCGGCGCAGACGTCGCAGGCCGTGATGGGACCGCTTGGGCGCGTGCGCACCATAGCGGCCTATGGCGCGGCGGGGGCGATTGCACTGCCCCAGCCCGGCACGGACGCGGTCGCCATTATCAACGGCACGGCCGCGCTGGCCATGACGCTCGCCAACCCGGCGAAAGACAATGACGGCGACGTTCTGTGCATCGTGGGCAACGGCAAAGCCGCGCACACGGTGACCTACACGGCGGGTCTCGGCAACGCCGGCAGCAGCTATGACGTTGGCACGTTTGACGCTAACGGCCAGTGCTGCTTGTCGCTGATTGCGGCCAACGAAATTTGGGTGCCGCTATCGTCGCCGTTGTCCGGCACGCTGACGTCAATCGACATCGCCATCGCGTAAGCGGGGCGACCACCACTTCGACGCACGAGGGCCGCATGGGGCGGCTCTCGTGTGTGTCGCGTAAGGAGCGTTATGGGCATTGTGCTGGGACCGGAAAACGAAACCGCAAAAGAACTAAAACGCTGGGATACCCCCAAACGCCTCGGCGGCATGAACGCCGACGGCAAAGACGAATTTCCAAAAATGGTTTACAAGGCTGACCGGTGGACAAACGGGAAAACCATGTGCGGTCACCCAGGCGTCGCCACGGGTGAGCCGATTGCGACCGCGTTTACCGCCGCGTGCCAGCGCACCGTATTTGACGGGGACGAGTATGCCAGTGCCAGGCGCGCTGCTTGGTACGATTCCCCCGAACTAGCAATTAAAGCGTTTGAGGCCGCGCAGCGCGGTGTGGCCGACGCGGTCGCCGAAGAGCAGTATCGCGTTAACCGTATGAGCGAAAGCGCGCAGGCGGAGTTCCGCGACGCGCAAGCGGGTGAAGAGCATGTGCCCGACCCCCCAGCGCCAAAAAAAGCCCCCAAAGGCGCGCGGCGCTGACCGCACACGGAAGGAGATTCTTATGCGACTGTTGAGCGCTTTCGCGCTTGTCGCCAGCTTTGTGTTGGTCTTGTCGGCCCCTTCGGTCACCGCCACGCAAGGCCAGTCCGGCACGCGCGTGGTGTGTACCGTTGTCAACAACAGCGGCACGTCTCTCACAGCGTTCACGGGCACTGGGTGCGTGGGGCGCGATGCGCAAACGGCGTTGTTGATTACGTCCATTACGGCCAGCGCCAGCGTAATTGCTACAACGACCACGGACCAGCAGTTGACGTTAAAGTATGGGACCGGCTCGGCGTGCGGCACGAGCACCACCACCGCGTGGTCGGCTTACAATCTGGCGTTTGCGCCCCTTCACGCGACATTTAACGAACCGCTCCGCATTCCTGGCGGGAACGATTTGTGTTGGATACACGCAGCGACGGGCAGTAAAACGTTTATCGTAGTGGGTTATCTCGCACCGCAGTAAAGCGCGCATTGTGGGTGGCTGAATTGATGCGGTCAACCCGATGGGTGGTGTGTTGTTGGTTACGTAACCGTGACCCGCGCAGAGGGCGCCGATGACGGTCACAGAATTAATTACCTCTTCGCTGCGTCGTATTGGGGTGGTGGCGCAAGGCAATTCGCCGAGCGGCGAAAACCTGAACGACGGGCTACAGGTCTTAAACGATTTTGTTGACGCCATGAGGGTCCAACGCCTCATGCTGTACGCGTCGCAAGAAACCACGTTTACAATCAGCGCCAACACCCGCGACTATTCGGTCGGCTCGGGTCAAACGGTCAACGTGGCACGCCCGGCGTTTGTCACCAGCATTGGTGAAGTGTCGCCGGTGCGGTATTACAACAGCACTAATAGCGTGTTGACGTGGATTCCGCTCCCGCTGATGACGGATCAAGAATGGCGTTCCGTCCCAAACAAAAACATCACAAACGTGTTGCCAACCCGCGCGTATTACAACCCGACCATCCCGACCGGAACCCTGACGTTGTGGCCTACGCCGACGTCCTCGACGTTAATTGGGGTATTGTTTTCCCCCATTGCGGTCAGCGAGTTTGCGCTGGGCGACACGTTGTCGTTGCCGCCGGGGTATCGGCGGTTTTTGCGCGACAACCTGGCGGTGGAACTGGCAACCGAATTTGACCTTGCGCCAACGTCAACGCTGATGACAAGCGCAATAGAATCCAAAGCCGACGTCGAACGTATCAATATGCGGTTATCTGAGCTGCCCATTGACGCAATGTGGAGCGGTCGGGGACCGTATTACAACATCGAGACAGACTCGTGAAGTTTCCGGTATTTGTCAACGGCGCGTATCGGTCGCAGTCGCCCATTGCAGACGACGAGCGCACAATTAACTGGTATCCCGAGCCGATAGAAAGCGACGGCGCGACGACGCGCATTGCGTTATACCCAACTCCAGGCTCGAATTTGTGGTGTTCGGTTACCGAGAGCGCGGCCGGACGTGCCGCGTTTGCCATGAATGGGCGGTGCTTCTTTGTGATTGGCACAAAGTTGGTTGAGGTGTATTCGGACAAAACCTACACCGTGCGCGGCACGCTTGAGGTCGATTTGAACCCGGCGACCATCTGCTCAAACGGCGAGAACGCGGATCAACTGTTTATTACCTCCGGCGGAAAAGGTTATTGCTACGCGTTGAACACAAACACGCTGACAGAGGTCATTGCGTCCGGCTGCACGATGGGGGCCATGTCGTACAGCTATTTTCAATATCTGGACGCCAGCACGAGCAAATTTTATATTTCGGAGCCGGCGGATGGGTTGACGTGGGACGCGACGCAGGTGCAGGGCCGCACAATTGGTCCAGACCCGTGGAAGGCGCTGGTGGTGTCAGGTGGGCAGACATGGCTGTTGGGCGAGCAGACGAGTGAAGTCTGGTATAACGGCGACGAAGACCCGTTCCCGTTTGTACCGGACCAATCCGGTGGTCTGGTCAAGGTGGGTATTGCGGCGCCGTTTTCGGTGTGCGTAGCAAACGACGCGGTGACGTGGCTTGCCACCACCAAAGAAGGCGGTCTACAGGTCATGTCCGCGCGCGGCGTGGTGCCGCAGCGCATCAGCGACTTTGCGCTGGAGTTTGCGCTGGCCAGCTACGGCGACGTCTCCGGGGCGACTGGCGAGACGTATCGCGAGCTCGGGCATACCTTTTACGTGCTGTCGTTCCCAAGCGCCGGAATTACGTGGGTCTACGACTTTGCGACTGGCAAATGGCACCAGCGCGGAACGTGGATTGAAGAAAACAGCGCGTACGACGCGTGGCGCCCGACGTGGCACGCGGCGGCGTTTGACGATGGCGTGCATTTGTGGTGCGACCGGGAAACCGGCAACATTTACGAAGTCAATACGGACTATTACGTGGATGTCGATGACCGCGTGTTGCGTCGGGTGCGCCGCAGTCCCACGTTAGAAGCCGAAGGCCAGTGGCTGACGCACTCGGTACTTGAAGTGGTGGCCGAAACCGGCTTGGGGTTGCAATCAGGTCAGGGTTCAAACCCGCAAGTGCTGTTGACGTACAGCGACGACGGCGGGAAAACGTGGAGCAATGAACGCTCGGAATCGCTGGGAGCTGTGGGTCAATATCGGCGCCGGGTGCAATTTTGGAAGCTGGGTGGCTCGTATCGACGGACCTACGAAATTGTTGTCACGGACCCCATTCCGGTGCGCGTGCTTGACGGCTGGACCAATGTGCGCGCACACGCATCAAACCGAAGGCAGGTGGCGTAATGCCGTTTACGAGTGCGCCGATGCCCGTGGGCGACGAGCTGGTGTTGCGCGACCGCACCATCTCCGAAGTCTGGCGGCTGTGGTTTCGAGAAACCAAGCGCGTGGTTGACGCCACGCCGGAACGGGTGGTGACCAAACAGTTGACAGCGCAAAGCGCGTCAATTGCGACAACGTCGTTACCAGTGTCGGTGACGACCGGTTTGTGGCGCGTGAGCTGGGCGGCGCGCATTACCAGGGCGGCAACGACAAGTTCAAGCCTGACGGTCACCATCGGCTGGACGGACACGGTGGCGCTAACCTCCAGTGGCGCGGCGCTGACGGGCAACACCACGACGACGTCGCAAAGCGGCATGTTGTTGATCGCGGCAGACGGCAACACCCCGATGACCTACGCAACCACGTATGCGAGCGCGGGCGCTACCACCATGCAATACAAGCTCGACATTGTGGTCGAGCGCGTCAACGCGTAAGAGGACACGATGGCTATTTATCCACCACGAAACGCCTACGAGGCGGCATGGCAACAATGGAATTACGGCGGCGGGGCAGAACGGGGAGACCCGGCGCCACGTCCCGAAGACTACCTCGACGTTAGAGACTATGCCGATTGGCGATATTCCATTGGACCTGTCCGTGTGAATGCGCCGACCAGTCCGTCGCCGTCGAGCCCGGCGCCGTGGAACCCGTCTTCGGTGCCCAACCGTGGCACACAAGAAGCGAGTTTGGATGAGTGGAACCGCGCAATGCGCCAGTCGCCGGTGTATCAGGCTTTCATGCGGAGCCATGGTTTGCCCACCGACGGCCGCGTCAAGCTGTCGCGGCAGCAACAGGTGGCCTTGGAAGCGGCGCTGGCCGCACAAGGAATTCGGTTGCCCAGCTCAATGCATATCGACCAGGGCGGCAATCTCAACCAAAAGAACCGCACCGGGCGCAACGTGGCGATTGGCGCAGGCGTGACGCTCGCGACCTTGGCGACGATGGGCGCAGCGGGTGTCGGTCCGATGGCGGGGATGTTTAGTGGCGGCGCCATCGCCGCTCCGGCGGTCGCACCGATTGTGCCTGCTGCGGCGTCAACCGTGGCACCGGTAGCCGGAGCTGGGACGCTCGCGGCGAGTGCGACGGCGATGCCGTGGGCTCCATTCACGGCCGGTGTGGCGCCTGGCGTGGGTGGCTCGATGGCCGCTGGCGGCGCGGGGACCGCGAACCTCGTGCGGAACACCGTGGCACCGTCTGCCGGACGCTGGATTGGTCGCGGCGACAACGCGACCAACCTAATCTCGACCGGGGCGGGATTGTTTACAACCTACATGGGCAATCGCGCGCGCAGCCGCGGCGAAGACCTGGCGCTGGCCGAGAACACGCGGCAGTTCGATGCCACGCAAGCGTTCCTGCGCGAAGAAGCGCAGCGCCGGCGTGAGGAGTTTGACCGCACAGAAGCCGAAAAGAAACGCCAGTGGGACGCGGAGCAAATCGAACGCAAGCGCCAGTGGGACTACCAGGAGTCCGAAAAGCGGCGGATTGAAAACGAACAAAACATGCGGCGTGAGCCCTACCGCCAGGCGGGACGCACGTCCCTTGCGAGCCTGATGAACTGGTCGCGGCCGGCAAGCGTGGCGTATCAACCTTCGTTTACGTACCGACCGTAGAGGTGACGTAATGGCGGCACGCGAAATTTACAACCCGGAGACGGGGCAATACGAAGTGATTGACGACTATGGATACGAAGTGATTGACGACTATGGATACGAAGTGATTGACGACTATGGAACGGGGATGCTGCCGCCCGAGCCCTTGCCACCGGACCCGCCACCGGCCCCGCCATCGGCCCCCTCACCGGCCCCGTCACCGTCTGGACCGCCGGTCAACAACCCCCCTGGTTATCAGGACTTAGACTACTGGGCCGCGCGCGGCGTGTTCCCGAACGAAATTTTCAATGCCGCCGGTCAACTGAACCCGTTCTGGTTTAGGACCGCGAGAGGCTACGAATATATTTTGCCAGCGGTTGCGACACCGTCCACGCCTGGCACCAAAACGCCTGAGCAGATCGAACAAGAAGGCCGCGAATACGACCGTATTAATAACCTCGTGGGCGGCTACATGCGCGACGGGAAATGGGTTAATGGATCGCCGCGTGGTGGGGGCGGTGGCGGCGTTGGTGGCGGCGGCGGTGGTGTGGGAAGTGGCGGTGGTGTGGGAAGTGGCGGCGGCGGTGGAAGAGCGCCAGCGTTCCAGGGGTCGTCGGAATTCCCGCAGTTCGTCAGTGAGCGGTTGGTGGCACCCGCACCGTTTGAAACGGAACGGTTTGTGGCGCCGGCACCGTATGTGCCCGAATACCTTGAACCGGTGCCGGACTTTACTTACCCGGCGTTTGAGGCGGGCGCACCGTTTACCGCGCCTGATCCGGCCAGTATTTACAACGACCCCAGCTACGCGTGGCGCTACAACGAGGGCCAGCGTGCAATTGAACGCTCGCGTGCCGCACGCGGCATTCTCACCGGCGCGCCGACGTTAAAAGCGTTGCAGAAATATGGACAAGGGATGGCCACCCAGGAGTATGCCAACGTGTACGGGCGTGCGGCTGACGCGTACGACCGCAATCTTTCGGCGCGCCTCAATGCGTGGACCTCAAATCGCAACAACGCGTTCGACGCGTACAGAACCAACTGGGACGTCAAGTCAGGCGCGTACGACCGGAACCAGCAAAACAGGCTGGCCGCGTTCGACCGCAATTATCGCTCGCAAACGGATGCGTACGACCGCAATTTGCAAGCGCAAATGGCCGCGTACGACCGGAACTATCGCTCGGCGATTGACGTGTTTGATCGCAATCAGCAAGCCCGGCAGTTGGAGTTTGCGCCGCGTCAGCGGTGGGCCGAGTTGCAGTTTGGTCGCGACTGGGATCTGTACAAATACCAAAACGACGACGCGTTCAGATACGCAGACCTTGACGCGCGCATCAAGCAAAATATT